CCGTGGTTTATTGAAATGGATTTGGTTTGCGACTTGAACAATCAGGACATTCGCATTACTGATAAGAACGGTAAGGTTTTGTTTACCATGGTTGGTGGTAGCCTCGAGCATGCCAGCTATGTTGTTTCATTGAATAATGCTTTCGTAAAGGGAAACAAGTGATGATTACCAAGGCTGAAATGGAAGACATTTGGCACAACAAGCCTGTTGACTATCTCAAGGTCGTAAAGCAGAAGATGAAAGGCTCTAAGATGTATAAGGTCAACCTTACTCCTATCAAGTATGAGAAGGGCGAGGCTGATACATTTGAGGTTAGAGCCAAGTCAAAGATTGATGCAGAAATTGCTGCAAAGAATGAATACATAAAGAAACATGGATGGAATTCTCCAGATGCTTGGAGAATCAGTGCTTATACAATATGAGGATATTATGACACCAAGAACCTTTAGAAAGAAACCTGTGGCTATTGAGGCTATGCAAATTGACGGACCTGAGACTGTTCAGCCGATCGTTGATTGGATGAACGTTGCTACTGTTGGTTGGCAAACTAGCCCTCCCACTATTTGGATCGACACACTCGAAGGTCGAATGACCGCTGATGACGGCGACTGGATTATCAAGGGTGTAGCTGGCGAGTTTTATCCTTGCAAGGATAGTATTTTTGTAAGAACGTATCAGGAAGTATAATATTATGAGTAACGCGAAACTTATTGCGATGACGCATTGCAACATTCAGATCCCTGTAGAGGGTAAGCCTGATACGTTTCATCTTATGAGTGCGGAAAGCTTTATTGCTTACTGTGCTCGTGTTTCTAATCCTGCTAATCAAAACAATACCGAAACGGCAGAAAAGCTGCTCAAGTATCTTGTAAAGAACAAGCACTGGTCGCCGTTTGAGATGGTGCATGTCGTTATGGAAATTGAAACGACTCGTGATATTGCTCGTCAGATCCTTCGTCATCGTTCGTTCTCGTTTCAAGAGTTTAGCCAGCGTTATGCCGAGGTTCAAGAGATGAGTGAACCACGCGAAGCTCGTTTGCAGGATCAGAAGAATCGTCAGAATAGCATTGAGATTGATGATGCTTTACTTGAAATAGAATGGCATAATCGCCAGAAAGCTTCCCAAGAATGGGCGCTAAGAGAATACAATTGGGCAATCAAGAATGGCATCGCAAAGGAAGTTGCTCGTTCTGTTCTTCCTGAAGGTCTCACTATGTCACGCATGTATATGTCAGGATCACTCCGTTCATGGATCCACTACTGTGAATTACGTATGGGGAACGGAACGCAGAAGGAACATCGTTTAATCGCAACAGAATGTTGGCAACAGATCGTGAAGAAGTTTCCTTCGCTTAAAAATGTATTAGAAAATAATCAATAACAATTAGGAGTATTAAATGCCAGGCAGTAATATGTTACCGTCTCTGTATCAAGAGTTCATTCATAAGTCTCGTTATGCCCGTTGGCTGTGGGAAGAAAACCGCCGAGAAAACTGGGACGAAACAGTTGCCCGTTATTTCAATTTCTTTGATGAACATGTCAAGGAAATGACTGGCTACACCATCACTGCTGAAGAACGTAAGCAGCTGGAAGAGGCTGTGTTGAACCTTGATATTATGCCTTCTATGCGTTGCTTGATGACTGCTGGCGAAGCACTCAAGCGCGAAAACGTTTCTGGTTATAACTGTTCATACGTTGCAGTTGATAGTCCTCGTTCGTTCGATGAAATCCTTTACGTCTTGATGAATGGTACTGGTGTAGGTTTCTCAGTAGAATCTAAGTATGTGGATCAACTGCCTGTGATCCCAGATGAACTTTATCCTACTGATACTACTATCCTTGTGGCTGACTCCAAGTTGGGTTGGGCAAAGGCTCTTAAAGAACTCATTCATCTTCTTTATGCTGGTCAGATCCCTAACTGGGATTTGTCAAAGGTACGTCCTGCTGGCGCTCCATTGAAGGTGTTCGGCGGCAGAGCTTCTGGTCCTGCTCCGTTGAACGATTTGTTTAACTTTGCGGTTGCTACATTCAAGAAGGCTGCTGGTCGTCGCTTAAATACATTGGAGTGCCATGACATCGTTTGTAAGATCGCTGAAATTGTGGTTGTGGGCGGCGTACGCAGATCCGCGCTTATTTCTCTTTCTGACCTTAGCGATGATAGAATGCGCCATGCTAAGTCTGGTGACTGGTGGAAGGAGAATGTACAACGCGCTCTCGCAAACAACTCTTACGTTGGTAAGGAAAAGCCTGAACCTGGCATCTTCATGCGTGAGTGGCTTTCCCTCTATGAGTCGCGCTCTGGCGAACGCGGAATTTTTAGTAGAACTGCATCAAAGAAACAGGCTGAGAAATATGGAAGAAGAGATCCGGATCACGATTTTGGCACCAACCCATGTAGCGAGATCATTCTCCGTTCAAGGGAGTTTTGTAACCTTACAGAGGTCGTGGTTAGGGGTGACGATACCCCAGAAACCCTCAAGCGAAAAGTCAAGCTCGCGACTATCCTTGGTACATTCCAATCCACACTTACCAACTTCAAATACTTGAGCAAGAAGTGGGCTGAGAACTGTGCTGAAGAGCGTTTGCTCGGCGTATCGTTGACTGGTATCATGGACAATGAGTACACGAATGGCCATGCAGCAAAGGCTACGGGATTATTTAATGTTGCTGATATGTTGGAGGAACTACGCAATGAAGCGGTTAAGATTAACGGTATTTGGGCAGCTAAACTTGGTATTCCTGTGTCTGCTGCTATCACTTGCGTTAAACCTTCTGGTACTGTATCACAGTTGGTCGATTCTGCTTCTGGCATCCACGCTCGTCATAGCCCTTATTACATTCGCACTGTACGTGCAGATAAGAAAGACCCTCTCGCAGTTATGATGAAGGACATGGGTTTCCCTGTTGAGGATGATATTACTAAGCCAGATCACACTTACGTATTCTCATTTCCACAGAAATCTCCTGAGCATGCTGTGTTTCGTAAAGATATGTCTGCTATTGAACAGCTTGAGCTTTGGTTAACTTATCAGCGCCACTGGTGTGAGCACAAGCCTTCTATCACTGTTTCCGTCAAGGAAGAAGAATGGATGGATGTTGGTGCTTGGGTTTATAATCACTTTGATGAAATGTCAGGCGTTTCGTTTCTACCATTCAGCGACCACGTTTATAAACAAGCTCCGTATCAGGATTGCACAAAGGAAGAGTACGATGCACTAGCAGCCAAAATGCCTAAGATCGTCAACTGGATGGACCTTGCTAAATATGAAAAGCAAGACGCAACTACTGGTTCACAGGAACTTGCTTGTGTTGCTGGTGGATGCGAAATCTAAGAAAGGATCCAGAATGGAAAAGGAAATAACTTGTTCAGTATGTGATGTTGAATTTACTTTAATTCACGAAGAAGAAGATACACCTGAGTATTGCCCATTCTGTGGTAACTCTCTTGAAGAAGACTTGGTAGATTTGGAAGAAGAATGGGATGCAAATCCTAATCCTTATGGAGATTCTGAAGACTGACATAAATACTCCAAATATTTGGAGTATGTTATGTGGATATACAAGGACAAGGAAGTTAGTGATGAGGACATTCAGGGGTACGTTGCTTTTGTCTATCTCATCACTAACCTACAAAACGGAAAGAAATATATTGGTAAGAAACTACTCACGAAAACTCGCACTAAGAAGATCAAAGGTAAGACTCGCAAAAAGAAAGTCGTTACCGAAAGCGACTGGCGGGATTACTTTGGTAGCAACGATACCCTCAAACGAGACGTTGTCGAACTGGGCGCTGAGAACTTTAGAAGAGAAATTCTCGACCTATGTAAATCGCGCGGTACCGCCAACTACCTTGAGGCGAGGTATCAGTTTGAGTCCCGAGTACTTGAATCCAACGACTACTATAACGACCAAATACGGGTTAGAGTCCACAGAAGTCATTTAAAGCTTGACAAATAATTCGTTATATAGTAGTATATGATTATAGAGATTGCCCTCTTAGCCCAGCGGTAGAGGCAAACGACTTAAAATCGTTTCAGGGTCAGTTCGAATCTGACAGAGGGCACCAAATTTTAGAATGGAGATACTATGCCACACCCACATAAGAATCGCCCGCGCACTGGTCGTAGAAAAATTGGATCAAAAAAGCGCAAAAAGGCTTCCAAGAATCGCAAGTAGTACTAAATAGAATCAAGTTTTGGGATGAGTACAGCAACGATCATTGATCAAAGCTCGAAGCCCTTGAGGCTTCTCCTCGTACTTGTTTCCTGACAAGGAGGCAGGAAGGCGCTAGTCCCTTTAGATTAGCTCGGTTCTTACTAAATTAGGAATATGGCAGAGGAGTTAGGCTCTGCAAGAATAAAACTAATGACCACTCGACCATCCCGTCGAAATTTAGGATAGGTTCAGCAAATGATCCAAATTGGTTCATTGTTGGTTCGAATCCAACATTTGCAGATTCTGCGAATATAGAAAACTATCCTGTTGAACATAGGTTGTATACTGCAAACCATAAAAATGCGACCCCTTTTGGCGTCACTACGTGAGTTTCGATTTCTCACACTAATCAAAAAGTAGAAAATACAACCTGTTGAATTGACCCTAGAGCATGATCTGGTGATGCAGGTGCCTCTAAAACACTTGATGTGGGTTCAAATCCCACTGGGGTCACCAAAATGCGACAGCCTCCTATACCCGTAGACCCAGTGTACAGGGTAGGTAACGTTACGGTGATAGCATCAACTGCGGAGGACTAGGGGTGGAGACAAACCCTCGAGATAGGTGCGAAGCCTACGTTTTATTAGGAGAATAACATGAAGACATATTTGTACTAGAAACACAAACCACCCTAAAATTTCCCTTGACTTTTTATACCAAACATAGTAGTATACAAATCATGAGGAAAACAATGTCTATCGAATTAAAAATTAAATCTAAACATCTAGCTCTCGAACCTGCGATTATCCGTAAGGAAGAGCATAAACTTTTGAAGCAAATTTCTTGGTATAAAGAAAAGCATCAGGTAACTGATCTTTTCAAACACAAGGAATCACTTGCGCTACATCGTAAGTGGTGGAATTTACAGGATCACCGCAGAAAAGTTGTTCGTAATGAAGCTCGTGCGACGTATCTAGCAAGAGCATATCTTGCTGGTACGCCATACGAAAAGGTTGAAAAGAAAACTCGCGAGGATGATACACTTTATAGTAACATCCTTCCAAGAGTATATTCTATGGTTGCTAAATATGGTCCAAAACATATTGGTAAGAAATGGAATAAAGACCAAAGTAAATATGTCTATGACGAAAATGATTGGAAAGAATTAACAGACGCCATTAAGAAGTGGTGTAATATAGAATAAAGTTTTGGGATTGTTACAGCAAACTTTTATGCATTTGACTTTTAATCAAAAACGCAAAAAAAGCAATCCCGTTGAGTTTTAGGATCGTTTCCGCATAAAATGCATTCCTCTTGAAAAGGAAAGGTCTCGGTGCAAATCCGAGGGGATCCACCAAATACATACGGAGCTGTTCCTTAAGAT